TGCTGTGCCAACAGCATCCCCTCACCCACCAAATTTCTTAGTTAAAGCTAAAACGGTACGACCTACCCCTATTAAACCATTACTCCATCCTACTGTTAGTTTGTTTAATTGTCCTCACCATTTAGCAACCCAAGCAATAGGTTGTAACATCATGGCTAAAACATCAACAATAGGAGTTATAAATGACATTAAACCAACAAATAAATCTTTTAATTTAGCTGTGGCTGCATTAAATTTATCCTGTGCAGAAAGTTGTTTAGCTTGTTCATAAGCTTGTTCACCCATAGTTGAGCGAATCTCATCAAGGGTTTTATTTTGCATCTCCTGTTTAAGAAGCATATCACCTAATTCGCCTCGCTGCATACCCATTGCTTTAGCCATAGCTTCTTGCTGTTTAACATTCATATTTCCAAATGAAGCTAAATCAACATTTTGTTTTTTAAGTTCTTCACCTAAAGTAGCCATGTCATTGTTTAAAGCTGCTGCTCTTGCTCGTTCAAGGTTAAGCTGTTTACCAGTTAAAAGTTCAGCTTCTAATTCAGCGCCAATACTTTGTTCAAAATCAAGTAAAGCACCTTGAGTTTTTTCCATATCCGCTAATGTAGCTCCTAATTCTCTAGCAGCTATTGCGGCTTTTGCAAGTGCCTGTGGGTTACCTGCGAGGGATGCTTGTAATCCTTTAGAGGATTTAGCAACGTCGCCTAATATATCTTTAACAGATGCTGTTGTTTTGCTTGTTTGAAGCATAGCACCTGTAGTGTCGTACATGTTTTCAAGGTTAGCTTCGGTTTCCTTACCTTGTAATCTCATTAACATTGTAAGGTTACCAGCTTCTGCTCCAGCTAGACCAATTCGTTCAGTTAAGTTTGTAAATGTTTCAGCTGATTGTGAACTAAGGTCAAAGAATACGCCTGTAGTATCTTTAAGTGCAAAGAACGATTTTTGTAATTTTTCACTATTAATGAATAAATCATTACTAGCACCTGCAGAATTAACTAATTGCTCACGCATAGCAGATGCATTACTATAACTAACACCTAATTCTTGTTGGAATTGGTTAGTTAATTGAGAACTTTTTAACACGGCAGCTGATATAGCAGCAAATAAAGAAGCTTGTCCTCCTAAAAGGAAACTTTTAGTTTTTTCAGCGGCATTAGTTAAATGGGCCTGAGCTAAATTCTCTTTACGTAAAGTATTTTGTCGTTCTAGGGCTTTAGCATTAGCTTCAGTTAAAAGAATTTGTTGTTGGCTGGAATTTAACTTACTAACATCTTGGGCTATTAATTCATCAGTAATTTCAGCTTGTTCCATTAAGCCTTTTAATTTGGCTTCATTAAATGGCTGGCCTGCTTCAGCTTTAGATATTTCTTCAGCAAGAAGCTCATCAATTTTTTCTCTTTTTTCAAGAAGTTGTCTTGAAATATCTAATCTATCGTTTTCATATTTACTAAGGTTTTGAGATAAGCTATTAGTTAATTTTTTAGCTTTATTTATAGTATCATTATTTTTAGAAATTTGTTTTGAAATGTCATTAACATTTTCTAAACCTTCTTTTTGATTAATAATAGATTTATTTATCTCCCTATTTATGTTTAATAAATTTGAATCAGTAGTATTTCGGCCCCTAGTAATATTTAGGGATTCTTTAATAGATTCTACAAGGGTAGCTGATAAACTAATTTCTTCTTGACGAGCTCTATTAGCTTGATTAATTAAACCAACAATTTCTTGTTTTAAATTTCTTTCGTTTTCTAAATTTTCAGCCATCTATAGAATTATTCCTGTATAAATATAAAAAGATGTAAGGCAGTGTTAATCTGCCTTACTATCTGTAGTGGGGTTTTCCCAATCGTAATTTAAATTTTCAAAGTTTTCCATAGCTTGTTGATCACTGCTTTGGTGTCCCTTAGATGCTTCTTCCTCTTTCTTATGAATGTCACTAATTTTGTTAATATAGTAACGTCTTAAGTAAATAGGCATATTCCATACTTGTTCGAAACTAAATCCTCCCTTTCCCCAGTAGATAAGGTCGAACACCTCATCTAAAATAACTGGTTTATAACTGGAGGTCAGGCCAAAAGAAGCCTACTCCGATGGGAATTTGGACGTTATTGACAATAGTGCCGTCCTCTCCTTCGAAGTTAAACGTAAGATCTACATCTGGGGACATATCCTTAATATAGTTTCTTAACGCTCTAGAATCAACTGCAAGTAATTCTGTATCTACAAATTCCCTAATAATAGCTTTATCAGTGTCACCATCAACCGCTACTATAGTATGTTTAAGTCTTGTAGTTAATTCAGCTTCTCTTCTCATTTTTCTTTGATTCTTGAGATCGAGCTGAATATTGTTTTCGTCTCTTTGGGTAAGAAGTTTAAATGTAACTACTTTCTTTGAACTTGGTAATTCAAATTCAAATTCATTTGTACCAGGAGTTTTAATAAGGGAATCATCTATTTCCTTATCTTGTACCATGGTTAAATCGACCATGACTTCTTCATCTTCACTAGTCGCAGGATTAGTGTATTTAAACACATAATGAGGTCCATACCCATAGACCCGTGCCGCTATCAGAATAGCGTTTTTATCCCCGATTAAAATGTCGTTAAAGTCAATAGGTGACACTATTAGTGACTCAAGTAATTTATCAATTACTACACCTGTTTTAATGTAAGATTGGTTTGTTAAAATGTCTTCTTCTTTAGCAGTCATATATTTTATTTCTATTTGACCGCTACGAAGCATAGAACCGTCAGGGTATAAAAGACCCTTTGACGGCAGACCCACTACTTCAGTTTGTAACTTTTTTTCTGCCATTATAATAATGTTTATTGTTGCATATACATATATGAGTAAATAGGAAGAGGCGCCAAAGGCGCCTCTTTCTTGTTGTATATTTTTGGCAATTAGTAGTTCAACACACAGTAATCCATTGCGAGGGTCATGCTAATTGTTTGGGCTGTGTTAGCATTTGACCAATCAGCGTCTGAAAAATCAACGCTCTTAATAAAAGCGCCTTTTAATGTCCACTGCTCAACAATGTCACCTACAGGACCTAAAGATTTAAACATTACATCTTTTTTATAGAAATCCTGATAACCATCTCTACCACTTACGGTTTCGTGGTGGAGTCTAAACCAGTTCATTACTGCTTGTGCTCCTGATGGGTTAATTGGATCATATAACTCACATGTGATATCACCCCAAGAAACTCTACCTTTGAGTTTTCTTTGCATGTTGATGTGATCGATTGTAATTTCTTCAAAAGAAGGTTTAGGTCTGTCTGCTTTTTTAACGAGGAAAGCGGGAATGCCGTTAATCTCGAATACGAATCTATTTTTTGTTTTAGGTTCGTAGCTCTTATAAAACATGCTGACCTCTCCAGGTGCGTTGTTATCTACAAATAATGCCATTTTATTTCGTTTTAATGTTGTTTGTTGTTAATACATATATTAATCTGTGAAGGAGGCTCCAGTTGGTGTTAAAGTAAAGTCAATTATTATAAATTCAGCTGTTTTAGTAGGTTGTAAGAATACCTGACCTACTAATTGGTTGTTATCTATAACATCTGGAGTATTATTGCTGTCATCCATTACTACACGGAATGCGTATAATCCTTGTCTTTGGATTAAGCTTTCTAAGTAAGGATTAGCTTGTTGCAAGAAGCTTTGTCTTGTTGCTTCTGTGTTTTGTTCGAAGAGAACTGAATCAGCAAACCCACCAATAGTTTCTTTTACGTCAAGTAACATACGGCGAACATTTACTCTATCAAGCGCGCTCTTAGCTGCTTGCAGTGTTTTCTGACCGAATACTACGATACCTTGTCCTGGGAATGTAGCGAGTGGATTAACTTTATTTGAGTAAAGTGTATCGCGAGTTGCTTTAGGTAATTTCTTTTCTACTCTTACAACGTTTGTAATACCACCTCTTGTTAAACCAGCGGGTGCGAACCATGGGGCTGCGATACTGTCGTTTTTAGAGTATACACCAGGTATTACTGTTGATGCTGGGCACCATACGTTTTTATTTAATTCAGCACTTCTAACAAGAACCCAAGGCCAGTAAGCAGCAGCAAATGACGAATCAATGTCAGCTGCTTCTCCTATTACATTAGCTGTAGTAGCACCATAATCATGTAAGTCTACTACGTAGAAACAATCGCCTCTTCCTGTTACGTTTTGTATAATA